CAAGGTCAAGTGCGACGCAAAGTACTGGAGTGCCGAAGATATCGCCAGGATGGGCCGCGACTGGTATTACGAAATCTCGCCGCGCGAATTCGGGTTTTGCCTCTGCCACGGACATCTGTCGGTCTACTACGGCCGGCAAACCGACAGTAGCCTCACGACCAGGCGGCACGGTTGGTTCCTGCCGTGGAGGCAATGGCGCTACGTCCGTTACTCGCTGTACGACCGCGACGGCAAGATGTTCTGGGAGCAGCACAAGAAGAAGGGCATTCGCGGCATGAAAGCGTTCTCGGATCTGTACGAGGCTGAGAAAGCATGTCCGGCCGCCTCGTTTCTGATTCGCGACTACGACGGCACAGAGGTCACAGCACGTACGGTCATCGACGAACGCGAATGGCGATTCGGTGAAGGCTGGTTCCGGTGGCTCAGCTGGTTCCGCGCCCCGAAGATTCGCCGCTCATTGAAGATCGAATTCAGTGCCGAGGTTGGCACCCAGAAGGGATCGTGGAAGGGCGGTCTTGTCGGCACGGGTATCGACATGCTGCCGGGCGAATTGCATGAATCGGCTATGCGTCGCTACTGCGCGAAAGAGCATCGAGACAAGTACGGCAAGTACCGCATCACGTTCCTCAGTGTCGCAACCCAGTCAACCACCACAGCACCTACGGAGTCCGAATGACCGCCGCCGAAAAAATCGTCGTAGAACAAGCGCCCGACGCCGATTCCCCATTCATCGCCGTGATGAAGACTTGGGCGCGTTGGATGACCCTCAAGGATGATATCCGTCGTTCGGCAGGTCTTTCGCACCCGCAAGATGTCAAAGAGTTCATGTCGTGCGGCGAAGCGGTCGATGCTCTGGTTCACGATCGAGTAGTACTTACCGAGCATCAGCGCTGGGCTGTAAAGAGGGTTTTTGGGGTCGCATCAGTTTGGCGCTACCCCGATGTCTCATTGCCAGACACTTTTGCGGCAGCCGAAAAAGAATTGACGCCTCGACTGATAAAAAATGTTGCCACGCGACGATATTTCAATTAGGATAGTCGTGCTAGCAGTCAATATTGCGCTCTAGCGAACGAAACCCGCCACATCAGGCGGGTTTTTCGTTTACGGCCCGCTTGGCAGATCGCCTTGGCTGGCCTCAATCCGACGCACAGTGGCTCGGCCCCGCTGATCACCTTCCTGTTGAGTTGCAAAAACGCTGCCTGATGCGGAGCGTCGGCGCCCGACTGGTGCGCAACCAGCCACCCATTCCATACATCAGCGAGCCAGATATGCAGAAGGAGCCGGAGCCGAGCGGCACCGATGCGGTATTCGTCGTTGTTTGCCTGCTGATCGCGCTCATCTGGTTTGTCTCGCTGATGGTCGACGCCACGCAGGAGATGCTGCGCGAGGCGCTGGCGAGATTTATGTTTCACGGGTGGTTCAGCAACTAACCGATAGCTTCGCCGGCTCAACCAGCGGCCACACGCATAGCGATTGATGGCGTTCAGTTCGGGTGCAGTCCGTTCTGTAAGGCTTCTGCACCAGTCGCTAGCCGTGTGGGTAACGGTGCAGAATTGGCTGCATTCATCCCTCGTGGGCGCCTGCGGACGCGTAGGCCGGATGGTTCACGAAACGAGCCGCCACACATCGACGTTCATTGCCTCGCCGTGCCCGTATGGGACTTGAGAGGCAGTGCGTCGATGTGTGGCGTAAGCGGGGCGCTTACCCGCGAAAGTGACGTTAAAGCCGGTATGCTCGGCCGGCCTTGAGTGCAAAGAGGTACGGGGTGCGTCACGCATACCCCGTAGTCGGAAATCAGCGCCGACCGCCACAACGAGTTCCCGCTCTGCGAAAGCATCGGGCTTGCAGGAATCAGCTAGAGCTGCCGCGCTCTCCCGCCGAGCCGGCGCACTTTCGGCGCGACCTTCAAAAGTCCAGCTGCTCGACAGTAATGCCTAGTGCGGCCGCAATTTTTTCGATGGTCGACCGGCGCAGCGACTCACTGTATTCCTGCTTTGCATAGGACGGCTGCGAGATGCCCAAGCGCTGGGCCATCTCGGTTTGCGTCAGCTTGAGGTATTCGCGCCAGGCGCGCACCGGCGTGGCGCCGTCCACCGTCGCGCTCACCACCTCGTGAGGAATGGTGCCGCGTTCGGCAGTGAGGGTTTTTCGGTACTCGTCATACGGAATGACGACAAAGGCCGGCTTCCCGTCCGGCCCGTTGATCACTTGAATGTTAGTAGGTGCGTTCATCTCGCTTGCTCACTTCGTTGATTTCGACGATCTTGATTTGCCCGTCCCAATCGAACAACACCCTGTAATTTCCGACTCTGAGACGATATCCGCTTGAGTGGTTCGTCAGCGCCTTGACGTTCTGGCAGTTCGGCATATCGGCCAGCTTCGTCACCGCATCGCGGATCGGTCCTTGCACCTGCTTGTCCAACTTACGCAGTTGCTTGGCGGCTTTAGGGGTCCAGTTGATCGAGTTCATGAGTACAAGTATAGCCTAAATATAGCCTTTGTCAAGAAAAGGCTATAATGAGTTCCGTTGTCTCCTCCAAAACCTCCCTGGTTCTGGATTCGCCGCCTGCCGCAGCAATGCACAGGCGGTTTTTTTTATTCGCGAGGTGCGTCATGCACATTACCCTCGAAGCGGAACGCGCATGGCTGATGGTTCTCATCCAACTGGAGCGGGATCGCATTGCGCTTCGAGTAGCGCCATGAGCGGTCCCATCGACGCATATCGCGCCCAGATCATCCGCGCAGTCGTGAGCCGGAAGCCGATCGCCGTCGAGGATATCGCCGCGCTCGATCGCATCTGCCAGCGCTTGGTCGAAGCAGAGGAGGCGCACGAGATCCTGCGCTCGCTTGGCTACGGCAAGGCATGGAATAGCCTCTCCGAGCTCGCGCAGCTGGTCCCGCACTCGACCGCGATGCTGATCCGCCCGCAGAAGTAGGCGACATGGACTTCGACAACCTGTTCGCCCTCTACGAGAGGAACAAGGCGAACGCCGATAGGCGCGGCATCGGCTACACGCTGACGTTCAAGCAATGGCTCGAGGTTTGGGGCCCGAACATCCTCGACGAGCACCGCGGCACGGGCGACGACCGCCTGCGCCTGGAGCGCATCGACAAGACCGGCATCTTCGAAGCGGGGAACGTGCAACTGGCGCGCAGAGTGAAGCGCGGCCAGATACGTCGCTTGATGCGGGCGCTTGAGCGAGAGCTCGCGCAGTAACGAACACATGCGGGGACCGCCAGCGCACTCCCAGTGGCGGGAACGAATAACGGGTGCAAGCTCCGATGAGCAAAGGGCGGAATGGTTCTCCCCTGCAGCTGGATCGCAGGTCTGACCGTCGCAGGCGGGGCTGATTTACAAGAAACCTTAATGTCCGCGCGGGCTGGCATTCAACCTTTGCAGGCGCCGCTCGAAATCGCCGCATCGCGCAGCGCGAGTAGCGCCCCGAGATACGCGGGAATCCAGGGCGGAACGGGTGTGCTGCCAGTCGCCCACGCATTTACCGATTGCGTGCTGATGCCGGTGCGGCGCGCAAGCTCCGCCTGAGTCCAGTGCAGCGCCTTGAGCGCGGAAATCAATTCGGCCGGTTTCATAGGTTGATTGCGTTGAGTTGTTCAAGCGAACAGGTTGTTGATTTCGGAGCTTTTGCGGGCGCTGTCAGATGCCTTGGCCACAGCGGCAGAGGCGCAGCGCTCGGCATATGCCTTGGCCTTAGCCATCAAGCTGCGCGCATCGTCGATGGAGATTTTCTCCAGGCCGTTGTGCGGCACGAACTTATACAGCTGCTCGTTGCGACGCAGGATGTACGCATCGGGAGCGTAGTCGCCCGGGGTTGCGATCTTCGCCATGACGACGAGACCCGACAGGAAGCCGACTTTGACAGTTTGGCCGATTTCCCATGCTTGCTTGGACTTGGTGATCATGGCGTTCTCCTTGAGTGGGTGAGTGCTGCGTCGATGAGTTCATAATACACCTTGCTTTAATAAATTCAAGCGAAATCTTCAAGTATGTTGAATGTTTTTTGGTTCTCGCATACGAGGAGTCGCTAACCCGACACCATGGCCCTCACCCCCAAACAGCAGCGCTTCGTCGACGAGTACCTCCTCGACTTGAACGCGACCCAGGCAGCTATTCGCGCCGGGTATAGCACGAAGCGCGCTGACGCCATGGGGCATGAGAACCTGAGAAAACCCGAGATTTCAGCCGCTATTACCGCAGCCATGAAGGCGCGTGAGGAGCGCACCGAGATCACGCAGGACATGGTGCTCCAGCGTTTCTGGCAGATCGCCACCGCTGACGCGAACGACCTTGTTCAGTACCGTCGCAACTGTTGCCGTCACTGCTGGGGCATCGATCACTTTTACCATTGGACGGAAGCGGAATTCGAGGCTGCCAAGATCGAGGCGGCGAAGAAGAACAACGCCGAGCCGACCTGCGAAGGTGGTTTCGGCTTCGACAAGCTCAAGGCCGCGAATCCCGAGTGCCCCGAGTGTAAGGGCGAGGGCAAGGGCTCGATGCACGTGCAGGACACGCGCAACCTGAAGGGCGGCGCCAGGCTGATGTACGCCGGCGTGAAGCTCGGCAAGGATGGACTGGAGGTCAAGATGCACGACCAGATGGCGGCGCTGGAAAAAGTCGCTCGCCACCTTGGCATGTTCAAGGACCGCACCGAAATCAGCGGCCCGAACGGCGGCCCGATCCAGACCGAATCCCGAAAACTGCAGGACATGACCGACGATGAACTCCTTGCCATCGCAACAGGCCGCGGCGAAGGAACTTCTGATCCGGCGTAGGGCGCGCGAGAGCATCCTGCACTACGTCAATGCGATCGACGTTCCAGGTCGGCCGGTTGGCGATGATCCAGATAGCGAGATTTTCGAGCCGGTCGAAACGACGATCGCGCACCATCACCGACTGCTGCTGGAAAAGCTCGACGCGGTAAGCAAGTTGCGACACGGACGCATGATGATCTTCATGCCGCCTGGAAGCGCGAAATCGACGTATGCGTCGGTCGTGTTCCCGTCGAAGTACTTGGGCGAGCAGGGTGGCCGGAAGCTGATCCTGGCGAGCTATGGCGACGATCTGGCGCGCAAGATGGGGCGCCGCACTCGGTCGATTCTTCGGCAGGCGCGATACAAGGGCGTTTTCAATACGCAGCTCGCGAACGAATCGCAGGCCGCGCAGGAATTCGCGTTAACCAACGGCAGCGAATACATGGCGTGCGGCATCCTGTCCGGCATCACCGGTAACCGCGCCAACGGCATCATCATCGATGACCCGATCAAGGGCCGCGAACAGGCCAATTCTGAGACGGTCCGCGCGAAAACGTGGGATGCGTACGAGGACGACCTGAAGACCCGTCTCATTCCAGGCGGTTGGATTGTGTTGATCCAGACCCGATGGCACGAGGATGACATCGCCGGCCGCATTCTGCCGTCGGACTGGAAGGGCGAAAGCGGGCGCATCCTGTGCAAGGACGGCAACGAGTGGGAGGTGCTGTGCCTCCAGGCGCGATGCGAGGTCGATAACGACCCGCTTGACCGGAAGCAGGGCGAGTATCTCTGGCCGGAATGGTTCGATCGCAAGCACTGGGCGCAGTTCGAACAGAACGCGCGCACCTGGGCGGCGCTGTATCAGCAGCGGCCGACACCGCTCGACGGCGATCTGTTCAAGCCGGATCAGATCAGCGTGATAGATGCACTGCCGGAAGGGCAAATCCAGTGGGTGCGCGGTTGGGACTTGGCGAGCACGACGGACGGCGACTACACCGCCGGCGTGAAGCTTGGCCGACTGCCCGACAACCGTTTCATCATCGCCGATGTCGTTCGATTGCGCGTGGGCCCGGAACTCCGTGACGCGGCGCTGGTGAACACCGCGGCGCTGGATGGCAAAAAGACGAAGCAGAGTATTCCGCAAGACCCTGGGCAGGCCGGCAAGACGCAAGTTCTGTACCTCACTCGCTCGTTGGTTGGATACACCGTCGTCACGTCGCCAGAGACCGGCGACAAGGTCACGCGCGCTGAGCCAGTAGCGGCGCAGGTCAACGTAGGTAACGTCTCGATGTTGCGCGGCGACTGGAATCTCGCGTTCATCAACGAGCTTCGCGCTTTCCCGAATGGGGCGAACGACGACCAAGTGGACGGCCTATCGCGCGCCTTTGCCGAATTGATCGTGCAGCGCGTCGCCACAGTCACCCCGCTGCGAATGTAAAAGGAAATCATGAGCGACGTCAGCACAAAGACCAGTTCCGTCACGGCGATGGAGCCGGATTGGGAATTGGCGCGCGCGCTGCTCGGTGGAACCAGGGCGATGCGCGAGGCAGGGCAGAAGTATCTGCCGAAGTGGCCGAACGAGGATCAGCGGGCGTACGACTGCCGCCTGGCATCCGCCGTGCTGTTCCCGGCTTACAAGCGCACGGTCGACACGCTGACCGGCAAGCCGTTTGCCGAGCCGATCACGTTGGGCGATGACGTGCCGGCCAATATCGCCGAGTGGACGAAGGACATCGACCTGCGTGGCCGGAACATCGATGCATTCGCCGCCGACCTGATGGAATCCGCGCTCGGGTATGGCATCGGCGGCATCCTCGTTGACTACCCGAAGACGCAGGATCAGGACGGTAGGCTGCTTTATCCCACGCGTG